CTGTCTCCGTCAGGTCGGTTCCGACTTCACGATATCCAATCATGGCATATCGTTTATCAATCCCTATTAAATGGAGAGCCGTGATAGTGCCGTTGTGGGTAACATATCGAATATTAGCAGCCAACGGATTATTCACAATCACGGGTGCTCCGCCAAGACCAGCCTTATCAATAAGGTTGTTGAGCCAAATAGGGATAACGGTTGGACTTGCGATTAGGACTGTATCAAGGATATCTCCCGAATTGCCGATAATCGTAGTACATTGACCAGGATAGAATATATTCAACCACGTCAGGTATGCCTTGAGGCCCATATCCGCAAAACTTGTTGCAGTACCACCCTGATAAGAATCAAGAAGAGTTTCGACAATTGCCCCACCAGAGGCATGACCGGAACCATCACCCGCCAGTAATGCACTGACAGCCATTTCAACTTCGTCGAGACGGGTCTGTAATACGATTCGGCCAATAAGGGTCTGAACGAGGGGAAGACTGGCCCTTCTCATAAACTCGTAGGAAGCTTTGATACGAATACCAAACTTCTTAAGTGTAGTCGCCTTCTCTGACCATGTGATAGTCGTGGTTGGGAACTCGCCCATTTCGGGGACTCTTCCCTCTGTTCTCTGAGCTTGTGTATCGTCGATATAAATGGAACGAAGCACCGCACTGTCGCTGATCGTTTCCATTCTCGCAACGAGTTCACCGAGGATATCGGTTTCATCCATCAATGCTACCCTCGCCATTCTGTTAATCACTTCGGGAAATAGAATGGTCGTGGGGGCCTGATTACTCTGGAAGAAATAATCAACCTTGGTGGCGGGGATACCAGCCGCAGGATCATCTTGGAGTCTGATCCCATACCGCTGCAACTGTAATTCAAATCCATCCAGACCATCCTTCTGTCCAGCACCCGCAGTAATATCTGTTAAATATTGTGAAAAGGTCATGCCTTTATCAATGGCACGTTCGTACATTCTACGATCTAAAGTTATATCTTTTGGATCATATTTGGTGATCTCAACATCACTCATGGAAATTCCTCCTTAGTTTTTGTTAATAAAAAAGCCATCCCGAATAGCCAGGGATGGCTTGAACATTGTGGCAAATCATCGTCTATGGTTTAGAGTATAAATGTCACAACTTTATTGTCGGTATCAACCGATAACACCATTCTTAACGGCGTACCCGCGGCCGCAGTAATCTTTTTCACGCAGGTAGCAACCGTATAGGCGGGGACTCCATCGGCTCCACCAGCCTGAAGGCAATTCCATCCAACCGTGGGTACATGGTTTGAGTCATATCCCATTATCACAACTCCGTCTACCTGCACCGATGCGACCTTGTCGTCTCCGTCAATAATCCTTACCACACCCTGAAACTCATCATTCTCGGCAGCAGTCGCAACAACGGTACCACTGGCAGAAATTTTGACCAATTTGTTCTCATCAGTACCTTTAGTTAAGGCACTGGAGAAGGGGACGAACCCCTCGACCTTGAGTCCAGTATAATTAATCGATCGTGCCATAATATTTGTTCCTCCTAATTATTTTTTGAATTTATGCAATGCGGGATTATCTACGGAACCCTGATTGAGCTGTTCCCTGATAATCATCGTCTTTGTCTCAGTCTGTTTTCCGTTAGGAATAGACTGTGCCAACTGTTTCTCAAATCCTTCGATCTTGAGTTTTAAATCCTCAACCGAAAGGGAACTAATCTCCTTATCAAAAATCTCTTGCTTATGATTCATGCCATTGATCTGGATGGAGAGCTTCGAACATCTGTCTTTTAAACCCTGAATATAGGCTCCAGCAATTGCTGTCTGGGCCCGTAGATCGGCCTGCAATTTTTCAATGGTCTTGTTAGCCTTACCCAAGGATTTTTGAAGATCAACTTTGTCAACTTCTGAAAGAGAAAGATTTTTCGCCGTAACCAGATGGCGATTCCTTTCCATACCCTGTTCGGCTTTCGCCACCTCGAGATCAACCTGTGTCTTGTCCAGAAGGGGCTTCAGAACATCGTACTGGCCCTGCAAATCTTCCAAATTCTTCTTTAGGGTTAATATTGTCTCTTCCGCTAACTTTAATTTATCCAAAATAGCCTTTACCTCTTCGGAACTCATATCTGTTTCACCCACTTTCTCAATAGACCCATCGAACTGAAAATTAAAACGGAGAATATCGGTTTCTTTAAAATCTTTGATATTGGTAGAACCGAAAACATTGCCCCTGGGATCGGTGATTTTCCCGTCCTTCATCGCAAGGATGCTATTTTCTGGAATGGAAAATTCACCCTTTACTCTTTTACCAGGCATAGCACCAGCGTAGACACCGGAAAGTTCAATCAGGTTGCGGGAAGTGACTTTACCCTGATGTACCGTGTAAGTGCATTGCTTCATAATGGGGGTTTCATCTTCTTTGGCTATATTAAACATTCCCCCAGGATAATGGGAACATTTGAAACCACGGATATCTTCATTACAGAGATCACAGATAAAAGAACCAGCCTGAAAACCTACACTTACTGCTTCAGTATGTCCGGCCTCATAAGCCTTGATATAGTCGTCTGTGCCAATTCCACCAGAAGTCAAACCCTTCGCCATATAAACCGAGGGATGGAAAGCACTTAATTTTGACTCACCTTCCTGAACTTGCACTAATTCTGAATCAAAAAGAGTGCCAGAAGGAATTTCATGAGTATTATGTCCAAAGAGATAACCAATAATTTCGGTCTGTGGGTTATCCCTGCGAGCCATCACATCTTTATGAAAACCCTCAATCATATCCGTACCCAAACGGGAATAGAAAGCTGTAAGGGTGTCATTGTCGGCGGCGTCAACGGAGAATACATAAATATCTTCCGCCTTTAATTCCTTTTTCGCAAAATGGGTATTGATAATCTTGAGTTCATCTTCATTGGGTTGCCTTATTGCATTTTTAGGCATATTTTAAACCTCCCATCAATATTGCGTTTTCTTCTTGTTCTACGGCCTCAATAAAGGCTTGCTTATCTTCTAATGTCGGTTGTTCTGGTTTTTCTTCTATTTTCTGATCCTTGATAAATCTGTGATGATATCCTTCAGCAATCATTCGGTGCAATTTGCTCGCATCCTTTCTTCTGTTCAAACCCCTATGGGTAATCTTTACAAACATTAACGATGTCTCCGGAGTTTTCCCAATGTTTGAGCTAATCTTGCCCTGCGTTTGGTGGTTGCAGAAGCATGACTACCCTTTTTTAATACCTTTCTCGCATAGGCAGACGTACTCATATGGGCACGCTTAGCCCCCTTGGAAAACGAACCTTTGTGCTTAATCGCACCTTTTATCCACTTTTTTGCCATTTCTAATCACTCTCCACCCGTAGACCTTCGATCCCTGTTCGATTCTTTCCTCTTTTTTTCTTTCTCTGCCTCTTGCGATACATCACGTTGAGGATCACTTTTAACGGAAGGCGCAAAATCAGGGTTCCTTTTTGCATCGATAGGGGGATCACCCTTTAGTTTCAGCATCCGCCTGACCCTTCGATTACGTTCATCTTCTGAGATAGCCCCCAATTGTTCCTCTTCCCAGAGCATCAAACTATAGGCAGAAAAATACTGGCTCGACTCATAAATAGGTCGTAGAGACGGTTCATACCATTCCCAATCCGCAAATGCTTGAATTCCGGCTTCAACCTGCAGGGCCAAGGTGAACATACGCTCCATTAGCCTTTCGACTATGGATTGGAACCCAACGATTAGCTGAATAAAAAGAAGGGCTTCTATTGAGGTATAACCTTCCGTAGAGCCACCAAACCGCTTGCCCAGGATAGTTGCATAACTTTTCATGGCCGAGGCTATGTCAGACATTAAAACATCTACAATGGCCTGTAGATTGACTCCAGACTGTATGTTCTTGCCACCCAGAACACTAAGGGTCAGTGTATCGAGATGAACGGGGTTATCATCGGCCTGAAGATCCTGTATGGAGGTTTTGGCCTCTGCAATTACTGTATTGATGTACTCTATAATCTTGGCTGGTGCAGTAATGCCTTGTGCCTTACAAGCGACCAGTATCCGTTCCTGGTCTATCGAAACATCGATTCGATCAAACCCCAAATTCCTGAGTGCCCGGGCGAAATCCTGTAAAAGCCGCAATTTGTTCATTACGGCCTGAATTGCAGCCAGGACCTGGTTCGTACCGTAGGGGTCGCCAGCGATCGGATCCACGGGGATGTAGAAGAAGTTCCTGAAATCAAGTTTGGTCTCGCTAAATCCCGAACCCTGAACCGGATAAAACCTTTTCCCATCCCACTTAAAGTCAATGGTCGTCGGATCCACGGGATAAAGACCCATCACTCTATAATTTTCATCAAATGCCATCTCCGCCGAGACCGCACCATCCAACAGAACGGAACCGGCACATTGAAGGTAGAAATTGGATAGGGATTGGTCAAAACTAAACCCCTGCTGGTTGGGATTGTTCAACCGGTCAACAAGTTCGTCAAGATATGCCTGCCCCTGATCGTGAATCTTCCCGTTGGGCTTCCGGGCGGTTAGAAAATAACCGCTATCGAACACCCTTAAATAATTACTGAAGGCATGACTAACGGTAGGCTCCACGTAGACCAAAAGTCGAATAATATCTTGAGAGTCTAATTTAGAAAGTTGTGTCAGGTCATATTTGTGATATTCCCTGAACTGACGTGGAACATAGGTAAAGATGTTCGAAGAGGTTATGGTAGAGGTCAGAGCATCGGTAGTTTTACGACCAACAGCTATAGATTTAGAGCCAAGACTTAAATTAGTTGTCGGTTTTCGTTTTAGAAAGTCAAGGAATGCCAATAAGTTCCCTCTAAACCACGGGTCAGATGGAAC